CGGCAGCAGCGGCATATTGTGATAGCCGTAGACCTCGTCGCACGGATAGCGGTCGAACAGGCCGTCCTCGATCATGGCGACGGCGCCCAGACCCGTCTCTTCCGCCGGTTGGAAGATCAGCACCACGCGGCCGCGCGCGGGCGGGTTGGCGGCCAGATGACGCGCCACGCCCAGCAGGGTCGCCGTATGGCCGTCGTGGCCGCAGGCGTGCGAGACGCCGGGCCTGGTCGAGGCGTGGGGGACGTTGCTGTCGTCGTTCATGGGCAGGGCGTCCATGTCGGCGCGCAGGCCGATGGACGGGCCGGGCTCGCGCCCTTCAACGACGGCGACCACGCCTTCGCCGCCGATGCCGCCCTCGGGCTTGAGACCCAGCCCTTCCAGCACGTCGAATACCAGTTTGGCGGTGCGCGACTCCTGACCGGACAGTTCCGGGTGGGCGTGGATGTCCCGCCGCCAGGCGGTCATGTCAGCAGCCAGGGCGGCGAGAGCAGGCAAGGGCGTCATGGGGTCGCGCATCCGTCGAAAAAGGGGAGGCGACGAGGTTAGCATCGCCGCTGTCGAAACGACATAGCGGCCGCCTGCCCTGAGCGCAGAGCGATGAGGCGGGTGTCGGCTTGGGCGAAGAAGATGGCGGACAGAGAGACCGTCTAAACTCCTCCGGAAACACTGGATTACCGGGGCATTCTAGAGGTTCTCCCTAACTTTCTCCCTACCCGCAAACTCAGGCCGCGCGCGGCGTTTCCTCGAAAAGGCGCTCTAGCGACCTCTTGGGGATAAGTGTCCGCGTGCCGAGTTTCACCACCTCGACGCGCCGATCCTTGATGAGGGTGTAGAGGGTCGATCGACCGATGCCGGTGGCGTCGCAGGCCTCCTTGATCGTGTACGCGATCTTGAAGTCGTCGTTCACTGCCACATCCCCCTTCCTCTCTCTCGGGCTTGTTCCTCTTCACGGCGGTAGGGATCGACTAGATGTGGGCCCATGCCATGCCCTTCCTGATCATCCAGATCGTGCGGCGGCTGACACCGTAGCGCTCTGCAGCAGCAAGGGTCGGCTCCCCGCCATATTTGATGGATCGAGCCTGATCTTCGGTCAGAATTGAATTGCCAACCTTCTCGCCGCGCGGATTCCTGCCTTTCTTGTAGCAGTCCGCCATGTTGTCGGCCTGGCTGCCTAGCGACAAATGGCTAGGGTTGATGCACTGGCGATTATCGCAAGCGTGCATCACCACCATGCCATCCGGGATGGGGCCATTCGCGACCTCAAACGCTACGCGATGAGCCAAAACTGTTCGTCGCCCAGCGTCAGTGGTGAGTGTGAATTGGCCATATCCCGACCGGAACAGCTTGCCAGCATAGAGCCAACAGCCGTTTGCGGCTCCTCGCTCGGTAAGCCTCTCGATTCGGTCAGAAAGCGTTTGTCGATCCCTGACAAACGCTGCTGCTGTCCGGGAATGCGAGGTGCACCGTCGCGAGCAAAACGTCTGAAGGAGCCGGTTCGCGGTGTAGTTGGCGCCACAATGTTGGCAGGCCCGAGATTCGGACACGCGTGGATTATAGCCTCGCTTGGTCATTGGCTATCTCCGTCGCTCATGGCCAGGACGGCGCAGATCAGGACGATGGGGGTCATGCTGGCCCTCCGAATAGATCGCCAGACGCCATGGTGGAGCGCGCGCGTTCTTTGATCCCCGCGCGGCGCATCGGCATATCGTAGCGGTTATGGCAGCGCTGGCAGAGGGCCTTCAGGTTGTCGTCTGCGCAGTTTTCCGGCGTGTGGTCCAGGTGCGCGACAGTCAGGATCACCTTTGTCAGGCGACCACACGATGGCCATTCTGACCCCTTGGCGTAGCCGAGAGGTTCGCCGTTGGTAGCGCTCAACACCTGACCATCCATAAGCATGTAGGCCTCGCCATCGCGCGAGCGGTCGATCAGTTCGCCATTGGGCGCCTTGCACCATTCGCACTGCTGGCCGGCACGTTCACGGATGCGCAGGCTGATGGCCTTCCAGTCGCTGGGGTATCTGTCGCGGTTCTCAGGGCGGATCGGCATCACCCCTCTCCCTGTTTGGCGCGAAGGATGGGGTGAAGGCGACGGCGCGGATCGCTGGCTTGCCGATGCAGGATGGCCCGCATCCTTTCACGGACTACCTCGGCAGCCTCCAGCCTAGCGATGAGGTCGGACAGGTCATTCGCCATCGTGTTCAATCCTCCTGATCGGCAAGGGGGCGTCAGTGTCGAGCGTCAGCATCCATGGGTGCCATTCGACTGCGGCCGCGACCTCAGCAACCGTCACCTTCAGCGCGCGAGCCGCCTCTCCGAAGTTGCCCCCATCCCACTTTCCGGTCTCGCGATACGCCTTGTTTCCGCGCCGCAGAGATGCGGCACAGCGCGTCCAATGTTCCGTGCTGATTGCTCACTCCCCGCCCTCCTTATCCGAGGGGGTGACCCAGACCTCGCCAGTCATCTTGCCCGTCGGGTAAGCGTAGAGCTTGAACGGCTCGAACGGCCACGCTCCCAATAGCTTTGCCACCTTCACCAGTTCATCCGCCTCCTCGTCCAAGCGGTCACGTGCGGCGGCGACCCGATCCAGCATCGCCTCCAGGCATCGAATGTCGTGATCAGCGTTACTTTGGCGCTGGGCTACCTCTCCCGCGCGACGCTGAAGGTCGTCTCGGATGTTCCCAGACATTACTCCGCCCCCTGTTCGGCTTGCAGGAATGAGATCAGGCGCCTTGCAAGGCGCTGACGAACACGGACGAGGCGCTCGTCTGTGGTGTAGTGGAACCCGGAATAGGTCATGCGGCCATCGTGATATTCGGGCGCTTCGGTGGGGTATTTCTTCGCGATCAAGGCCCCGGCTTCAGCGTTTGCCGCCCCTCTGATCGAAAGGTAGCGACGGCCCGCCGTCGGCGCCCGATAAACCGTCGCGGCCTGCTTAATGATAGCAGCCATCACGCACGGCCTTTCTGTTCGGCTTGCAGGGCGGCGAGGGCTTCGTTGGCGATCTTTCGGCAAGCATCCGCGCCGGTCCAAATGTTCGCGGACTCTTTGCACACCCGAACGGCCCTGATCTTCTCCAAAGCCTCAACCGCCAACCGCAGCGCGTCGGGGGCTGGGTGGATGTAGAGGGGCTGAACAACGCAACCAACGTCCGCCTTCATCATGCGCTCAAAGCCGCTGTGGTATGGCTCTGATCTCATACCGATCAAGCCGCCGTCAGGTCCGACCATCCGCCAAGCCACCGGCTGCGCGTCCTCGCGGGCTGACGGCTGGGCGCGGAGAAGGTCCGACGTGCGCCGAGCAAGATGCAGCTTCGTCTCTTCGCGGAACTCGGGGCGAAGGAAGGCTACCAGATCATACAGCGGGCCGTTGCCAGTCTCGGCAGGCTCCCCCACTTTTGCCGGGGCTTCCTCGCGGGCTGGCGGCTGGGCGCGGAGGGCGGACGGAGCTTGAGCCCAGTCTTCAACGCGGCATAGGCGATCAAGAGTCTTCGCGCTCTCTCCAGTTTGCGCGTTGGAATCCACGGCTTCGCGCCACATCTCAAGGATGCAGCGGCTTTCGACACTATCGGCAGCTAGGGCTTGGTTCCACAGATAGTCCGACAGGCCCGCAATCGACGGTCGATATGTCGATGCATCGTCGTCATTCTCCCCCGCCTCTGCCGGGGCTTCCTCGCGGGTGGTGAGGGCGACATAGACAGGCTCCCACTCGCACAGTTCAGCCGTGGTTTCTGTCGGCTCGTCAGCTTGCCAGTGCCACGGCCGATGGCTGGTCGCCCTGCTGGGTTTAGCTCGGACGCGCCATCCCCACTGCACCGCCCCGCCTTCCGGCGCGGGGGCTGCGGAGAGCATGGCGCGATAAGCGTCACTCAGATAATGCCAGGCTGCTGGAGCGGAGGCCATTTTCCCAGCCCGGATCATCGCCTCTGTCGGCTCAACCGGCACGGTAACGCGAGGGGTGGTCATGCTGCGCTCCTGAAAAGCGGAAGTTCATCGCGACGGACAGACCGGGCCATGCCGATCAGAAGGTCGCGGAAGGGTTTGGGGGTGTGGATCCGGGGGGTGCTGTCGACGCCGCCACCGCTGGCTGCGACTTCGCCGCGCCTCTTCGCCTTCTCCAGGCCGATGCGCTCTACAATCTCAGGATCAAGTTCGATCTTGGTCCTGCCCCAGTCCAGTTCGGGCAGGGTGGTGCCGACGGCGTAAAGCCACGTTGGTTTCCGCGCGTAGTGACCATAGCGCCCCTGCTCGACGCAGCAGGTCCATCCGCCGTAAAAATCAGCCGGGATCCAGCCCCCATCGCGTGGTGGACGGTTCAGATTGAAGTGAGCCCATGCATGACTTTGCTCTGGATGCTCAAGGACGCCTCCATACATGCGGACATCGGCCAGCGCGGACTTGAAGCAGCCGCCGTCGTCACCTTTGACCTTGCGGACGCCGGTCGCCTTGATGACGGAGGGATTCCCAGCCCACAGCTTCCCCCAGCGCTGGCAGGGGCGGGTGCGCGACGACAGGGTGCGGCCCGGCATATTTGCGCGCGTCGCGGGCTTCGT